CATAAAAATTTAAAAATTCTTTTATTAATTGTTAAGTGTGCTTGTTAATACTATGTAATCAAAAGCATCATTGGTTGGTGCAAAATCATCTCTATCTTGTTTTGAATTTATCCATTCTATGAGTGATATGTCTAATAAAGTTCTACCTGATGTTCTTTGATCCTCTTTGTAGTGCTCTTCATAACTAAGTACTCTATTTAAATAACCTCTATCATTTTCATAGTCTGGTAAAGCTAGTGTTATTTTCGTGGTTCCTTTGAATTTATTCGTAGTATCAAAGAAAGCTGCTTTGATAATACTATAGTCATGTATTGTTTTGTAATAATTGAGCAAGTACTTGGAATTGCCTATCCATTTTTTGGCTGCTATTATTTGGTCTCTATTGTAAGCTGCTAATTTACATTCATCATAATAAGTGGCTTTAACGCTATAATTTTGTTTTTGTGCCAAGTTAGTTATTTTCCTTATTATCTTATGCCCAAATAGTGTTCTAATCACATTAGTAGAACAAAAATCAATATCAGTCAAGTCTCCTATTTTATAGAATTTGGCAATTTGTCCAAGCCCGTGTTCGACGGGTTCTTTTGATTCAGTGAAAACTGTTTTATAAAATTCCATAGCATCAAGTCTATCTTGATTTGTTTTGTACACACATAATACATCATCACCTTTAACCCATAACTTATAATTTTCTTTTGGTAATTTGAGTAAATATTCATTTACAAATCTATTGTAACACAACATTCTAACGGTGTTCATCAATGTTGTGTCAGGACTTCCAGAGAAAGTTTTGCCGGTTACTGTCATTGAACCATAAATTTTTACTTTCCCCTCTTCGAAAACATTACAACTAATATTCCTACTTACTTGTTTTGCAATGCCATCGAATTGTTCTTTAGTTACATGTATACAATGTGGTGTGTTTTGTTCTGTAACTATATCATAGATTTGTTGATCTACTATATTTTTCAGTACTTGATGTTGTGTTAAATCGAATGCTGAGCCATCTAATTGTAAAGTATGAGTGAAACCTAGATTTTCCCATTGGTCTAGTTGTATTTCTTGTTCTTCCCATGTTAGTGGTGCTCCGTATCCTTTAAGTAGATTTTTAAATCGTCTTTCCATTTCTAATACTATTGGTCCCATTACATATTTAACTAATGGTATTGGTGCACATATGCATCTTGTTTTTGGCATAGTATCAGTGATAAATTGTTTCTCACTCTTGACGAAATTTGAATATGTTTGAGTTTTGTTTTTATACACGTTATAATAATTGGTGAATTCAATTTCACTCATATTCATGAATGCCATTTGTTCTTTTTGTTTGTTAGCATCCAAGTGATTAAACCACTGTGTTTTAGAAGTTTTAAACATCATTAAATATTCGGTTATTTCTGGTAGTATAGTGTCAGTGATAAAGTGTTCGAAATCAAGTATGGTTTTATTAGGTTCAGGTTGAGGTACGGCCATTCTAAGTAAAGCTGCTAAATTGTTACTAAGGCAAGGTCCATATATCATTGGTTCTTCATATGTTGGTACGTTTTCATTTAGTCTAATCATACATTTTTTCTTGGCTTTGATTTCTTTGCAATTACATGTGAATATGGGTATATCTAGTTTATTTTTAGTTATTGCTAATTCTGATTTTGTTGGGTTTGTGGTTGGATCATGTCCGCAATTTTCAGGGCAGGCTTTTGGGTTATCGATCCACACTGGCACTTCTTTACCGTCAATTATTTCATTTGATATCAAAATTTGTTTAAATTGATGTTTAACTCTATCTAATTGTCCATTATAAAAGTACATTGAACATTTGTTATTGGGACATTGATAGTCAAATTGTTTGTGGTTTGCATTTTCATGAGGATGTGTATGGAAATAAATTAATCCGCATTGTTTGCATTTATGTTGATGTGTATCAGGATGGTTTATGTCTAATTCATTTGATGTGTGTATTAGTTTATTTTTAAGCTTATGAGTGTATGGCCCGTTACTAACAAATAAATTAACAGTAGTATCTAATGCAATATCATGTGTTCCATTAAGTGGTTTGATGTCATTGATACATTGTGAGGAAATTTTAGGCTTGTCTAATTTTTGATGACCTTTTCCTAAAGTTACTACAGTACGTTGATCTGCTAATTTTTTATAAGTTATATTTTCATATAAGTTATGGCTATCTCTTTTATTTCTAAGAACTACGTTATATGCATATTTGAGGGATATTGGTAGTAATGATAATAATGCAAAAGGGTTGACTATGACTAAGGTACCAGCGAATACAGTGACTGCTTCTAAAAAAAGAAATATTTCGGGAGAATATCTCTTCACAAAATAAATGAAATCTTTCTTTTCATGGAAAGTAGTCATGCTGTATTTGATACAACTAACAAAGTCAGCATCTACCCAGTTGTGTAGAACAGTGGCATATTC